AAGAGCCAAGTACAATCGTGCCACTGGCTCTAATCTCAAAGCCCCTCAGCCCGGAGGAGGAGCTCGTAAAAGGTCTTTCTGTGCTCGCATGTCTGGCATGAAAGGCCCACTCAAAAAACCAAACGGCAAGCCCACAAGAAAAGCACTTGCCTTACGCAGATGGAAATGCTAATGGCAATAACATACAACGAAGACGGATCTAAAAAGATTCGCAAAGGCAATAAAAAGGCTATTGCTATGGGGCCTGACTATGAAATAGAAAGAGACATTTTGGAAGCTAGGCAGAACAAAAAAGCAAGAGAAGATGCCGGCAGAGATATGTTATTAGATGAAATCTTTAACAAAAAGAAAAAGAAAAGAGGTAAAGCATAATGGCACACAAGAAAGGGTCAAAATGTGGCTGCAAACATGGAGGTAAAAAGAAGTAATGGGTAAGTTATGTCCACGTGGTAAAGCAGCTGCCAAGAGAAAATTTAAAGTATACCCATCTGCATACGCTAACGCTTATGGTGTTAAGGTATGTAAAGGTCAAGTCAAAGCTGGTGGCAAGAAGAAGACTGCCCCCGGCTATAGCAAAGCAAAAAGAAGATGAGCTTACGTAGATGGTTCCAAGAGAAATGGGTTGACACCAAAACTGGTAAGCCCTGTGGCAGACAGAAAGGTGAGAAGCGTAAAGGCTACCCAGCTTGCAGACCATCTAGACGTGTGTCATCTAAAACACCTAAGACTACAGGTGAGATGTCTAAAGGCGAAAAGGCCAAGTTCAACAGAACTAAGACAAGTAGTCGAAGGATTAATTATAATCACAAAAGACGGAAGAAACTGTCCGTCCGTTCATCCCGATAGGGACGCATGACAACCTAGCATGGAACGGGGCTAGGGTATATGGAGATTACAATGACTGTAACATTCGTATATC